CGGGCGTTGTCTCGCCAACCTCGGACTTTCTGCTAAGGGAAAGCGAGCATCATCTCTTGAAATGGCAAGGGTTAACGACTCTAAGACAAGCCCTGCGCCAATTCGAGTTCGGACTGAGGAGCAGAAGACGTTTTTGGAATCGACTAACCCAGGCCAGGAAATTGTCTGGGACACAACTATAGAGCCGCCAGCTGACGTTGTCGCAGCTTTTGACGATGCTGTGGACTTGATAAAGAAAGAACTGAAGGCTGAGCCAATACCTACATGCAAGCATGGTCAAATGAAACTAAAAGAAGGCTCAGGACCTAAAGGACCGTATAGAGGTTACACATGCCCGCTACCTATGAGTCGCAAGGCCGAACAATGCAAGGCATTCTGGCAAGTTGTCGACCCTAGCGGCAGATGGTCATTCAGGCCAGAGGATGAAGAACGTCTATGACCAGCCAGAGCAGGAAGCATCGAGGGTACGCTTCGCAACGCTTGGTGGCTGACTACCTACGCGCTAACGGCTGGGACAATGCTTTACCCGTTGGCGCAGGTAGGGACGGTAGCGATATAACAGGCGTGACAGGCTTAGACATTGAGATAAAGGCACGCACTAAGCTAGACTTATCTGGTCTTATGAGACAACTCAAGGACCGAAAACTTAATACTGGTATGGGCGTGGGCGTACTGCGTCTCAATGGCCAGGGTGAAGCGGCTATCCAGGATTGGGTAGCCGTTCTGCGTTTAGAGGACCTGGTGTACCTATTGAAAGCGTCGGGTTATGGAAACTCTGATACATAGGTGCGTGGGCTGTGGCCTATGGATATACGGTAAACGCGAAAGGTGTGAAGAATGCCAAAATTCGATTACGAATGCCGAACCTGCTGGACTACCAGCGAAATAACAATACCTATAGATAAAGTAGAGGATTACGCTTTAATCTGTGGTGAATGCAAGAATGAAATGTTCAAAGTCTATGTAGCTACACCAGCGCATTTCAAGGGTACTGGATGGGGTAAAGACTAGTTGTGACTCACGTCACATTAGACACGACACGCCGAAAGGTTACGCTCAAATGAAAGACAAACTTGACAACCATGTTATGCTCAGACCGCTTGCGCGCCTGAGAGGCAGCGCACTTCGCGGACGAGCATTAGGCCGAACTATTGTCATTTTAGCGGTGCTAATGACGTATAGCTTCGCTGCTGTAGAAAAGATTGAAACTGCTAACGCAGAACTAGAACAGCCATTTCACATTGACAATGTAAAACTATATCTATACAACAAAGTAGAATGGTCTGAGTTTCAATGCGCTAATGACTTAGCGATAAGGGAAAGTAACTGGAGAGTAAAGGCAGTAAACAAGGAATCTGGTGCTTATGGCATATTTCAGCACATGAGTAAGTATGCGCCTACATGGGACGCTTATGAGCAGATAGACAAGCACATAGAATACATAGAGCATAGATACGATAACAGTTGGTGCAAGGCACTTAATCACTCATTGAGGTACGGATGGCACTAAAGCCATATAGAGCTACTGCTCATTGGAAGCGTATCCGTCTACAAGTATTAAATAGGGATGCGTGGACGTGTGCGTATTGCGGTGACCAAGCTAAACAGGTGGACCATGTGTGGCCACGCTCAAAAGGTGGCGAGGACACGCTCGATAATCTCGTAGCTGCGTGTGAGCGTTGCAACTATGCGAAGCGTGACAAAACGGACATAGATGTTCACAGCAAACACTCAGTTTTTTCTAAGGAAACTTCTACCCCCCCTGATTTGGTCGAACGTATCTCCCCGATACGGACGAATCAGGACAAAAACGGACAAAAAGCACCAACTAAAATCAAAAAAGAGTTAGACTCACCTTTTTCCGCATTTGACTCATCGGGGGCTATCGAGAATGGCTAAGCGCAAGGGAGCTACAAAGCCACGCTTACAGAATGCGCCGCTTAAAGGACTAAGCCGCATTGACGAGGTTAAGAAATTCCTAGAAGGCTTGAAGGAAAACGGCGAACCGATGAGCTTGCTACCGTGGCAGGAGTACGTTTTAACTGACATGCTTAAAGTTGACAAGGATGGGCTATTCAAGCGTAAATCGAACCTACTTTTAATAGCACGCCAGAATGGAAAGACTCATCTGGCCAGGGTCCGCATCCTGGCAGGTCTATTCGTTTTTGGTGAACGTAATATCGTGGCTATGAGCTCTAATCGAAACATGGCATTAGACACATTTAATAAAGTTGTTGATATAATTGAACAGAACGACGCGCTTATGGCGCAGATAAAACAAATCCGCGTGGCCAATGGCCAGGAATCTATAGAGCTTCTAACTGGAGCGAAATACGAGATAGTTGCGGCGACTAGAGATGGCTCCCGTGGTAAAACCGCGGATTTGTTATTTATCGACGAATTACGCGAGGTATCTGAGGAAGCTTTTACAGCTGCTAAACCAGTAACGCGTGCTCGCAAGAATTCGCAAGTATTTATGTGCTCGAACGCTGGCGATGCGTTCTCCAGCGTACTGAATACCATGAGACAGCGCGCCATAGACCATCCGCCAGCTAGTTTAGGTTACTGGGAGTATTCAGCCGAAGAATTTGCGAAGATACATGACAAGGACGCTTGGTATCAGGCTAACCCAGCTTTAGGTTACTTGATAGATGAAGACACGATAGCCGAAGCTATTGCCACGTCAACAGTCGAAGCCACAAGGACAGAGGTACTTTGCTCCTGGGTTTCGGCGCTCAAATCGCCCTGGCCGTACCACGCATTTGAAGATTTGACAGTTCAAGACCTAGTTATAGCCCCAGGTCCTAAGACCATCTTCGCTATGGATATATCTGTGAACAAACGCAACGCCAGCTTAGTCGCTGGTCAAATACGCGACGACGGCAAGATAGCGGTAGGCGTTATAGCACAATTTGAGAGCCAGGTAGCCGTAGACGAGTTACGCATGGCGGTAGAGGTGGCAGAATGGGCCAAAAAGTATAAACCTCAGATGATTTGTTTCGACAAGTATTCCACGATGAGCGTAGCTGAAAGATTAAGTCAGTCTGGCTATAGAACACAGGACATGAGCGGCCAGGTATTTTACCAAGCGTGCGGTGACCTATATGATGCCATCGTGAACGGGCGCATAGTTCACATCGGACAAAAGTCTCTGGTGGACTCCATGAACAACTGCGCAGCTAAGGAAAACGACGCGGGCTGGCGAATCGTACGACGCAAGTCAGCGGGAGACGTATCAGCTGCTATCGGTTTAGCTATGGTGGTCCACCAGTTACTGAAGCCACAAAGTAAGCCGCAGATTATCGCGGTGTAATTGTTCTAATTGTCCGTTTTGTGTGGTATCCTATCCTGAATGGGACTATTTGACCGTTTCCGTCCGACAAAAATCGAAGCGCAGAACGCGCCGCAGATTATGTCGGAAAATTGGACTATCGCGCCGTTAACAGTCGGCAACATTTCACGCGCGGATGCTATTTCTGTACCTAGCGTTGCACGCGCAGCATCTTTAATTAAAGGGATTATCTCCAGCACACCGTTAGAAGTTTATCGTGACTCAACTGGTGAAGAAGTAGAGAATACTCCCGCTTGGATTAGACAACCATCACCGTCGCAACCACGTTCCGTCACGTTGGCATGGACTGTTGACAGTCTCATTTTCTACGGCCAGGCATTTTGGCAAGTAACGAGCATTAGCGAGCTCGATGGCCGTCCACTCTCGTTCGAATGGGTGCCCAATAGCCGCGTTACATTCAACACAGACCTTTACACCGAATTCATTACTCAATATTATGTTAACGGTAACCCAGTACCAATGTCAGGACTCGGTTCACTCGTTACTTTCCAATCACTAGGCGATGAAGGTGTATTAGTTCGTGGAGCGCGTACTATACGCGCCGCTGTAGATTTAGAAAAGGCGACAGCTGTAGCTGTATCGTCACCAATGCCTACTGGTGTAATTAAGAACACAGGCGCGGACATGTCCGAAGCCGAAGTGTTAGCAATTCTTAACCAATTTGAAAAGTCGCGTAAGAATCGTTCAACGGCTTACATGACTTCAACTCTCGACTATAACGTAACGCAGTTCTCACCTAAGGACATGACTTACAACGAAAGCGCGCAATTTATGGCGACTCAAATTGCAAGAATGATGAATGTACCTGCGTGGTATTTGTCTGCTGAAATGAATAATAGCATGACGTATGCCAACGTCATTGACGAAAGAAAACAATTTGTGGACCTATCCTTGCGTCCCTATTATGCCGCAATAGAAGACCGTCTTTCACTTGATGACATCACTCCACGCGGAAATATTGTGCGCTTTGCAATTGACGACACATTCTTACGTAGCGATGCTATGGAGAGACTTAACGTCATTGAGAAAATGTTAACCCTGGGCCTAATTTCTCTAGAGCAAGCTATGGAGATGGAAGACCTAACACCGAACGGAAATAACATAAATGAAACTGACATTCTCTAGCGAGATTACGTCGGCTGACTCAGCACGACGTACTATTAGCGGAAAGATTGCGCCAGTAGGCGAAGTCGGACACACTTCCGCAGGTAAAGTAATTTTTGAGCGCGGGTCAATCCAGGTAGACGACCCAAAAAAGGTTTTGTTCCTAGAAGAACATAACGACAAAGTGAGATTAGGCCGCGCTCAATCTATTGAAGCATCCGAAGATGGATGGTACGGCACCTTCAAGCTCAGCGCGTCTACAAAAGCATCTGACGCGCTTATAGAAGCAAGCGAAGGACTCAAAACAGGAATGTCTGTAGGCGTTGAAGTAATTGACTCACGTCCTGCTAATGGCGTTATCCATGTTCTAGCCGCAAAGCTAGTTGAAGTTTCTCTAGTCTCAAATCCCGCTTTTAAGTCGGCTGAGATTAAAGAGGTAGCAGCTTCCGAATCGGAAGAAGCTAAAGAAGAAGACAACCAACCAACAGAAAGCGAGGCTGTCGTGGAGAATACTCCAGACACCGTAGCCGTAGCACCTGAGGTCGAAACCCCTGCGGTAGAAGCCTCAGCTCCTAAGGTTACAGCTGCAACACCACGCGTGTATGCACAACCACGCATCGCTCCTATGAGTGGCGCACAATATCTCGAAGCTAACATTAAGGCAGCTCTCGGAGATGACAATGCACGCCAGCTCGTACGCGCAGCAGATGACTCAACAAGCACAAACACAGGTCTGACACTTCCTCAGCACCTAAACACTTTCATCACCGATACCTTCACAGGTCGTCCAGCATTTGAAGCCGTTACTCGTAACGCGCTTATTGCAGAAGGCATGAGTTTCACCGTTCCACGTCTTTATACAAACGCTGGTACACCTAACGCAGCACCTACCGTTGCAGATACAAACGAAGGCGCAGCACCATCTGAAACAGGCATGACCTCAGCTTACGACACAGTAACAGTTGAGAAATTCTCAGGTCTCAATCGCGTAAGTTTTGAGCTCATCGACCGCAGCTCGCCGAGCTTTATGGAGCTTTTGATGGTCGAGTTGAGAAAAGCGTACGAGAAGGCTACTGATAACGCACTTATCGCAGCCTTTACTGCTAGCGGAACACAAGCTACTGGTGTAGCTGCAACCGCAGCTGGTCTACAGAGCTTCATCTCAACCGAAGCTGCTGCTGCATACAAGGGAACTGGCGGAGATTTCGCTAACAAGCTTGTAGCATCCACAGACCAATGGGCGTCAATCATGAGCTATGTCGACGGTTCACAGCGTCCACTTTACTCAGTCGCATCACCACAATTTAACGCAGCAGGACAGGCTGTACCTACATCCGTTCGCGGTAATGTTCTTGGTACCGACCTC